GAAAATGAGATTGAGAACTTGGATGAAATCATGGATATAACCGAACATATTGAGGAGGATGAAGAGGATGAGGAGGATGAAGATGAAGACGAGGATGAGGAGGATGAAGATGAAGATGAAGATGAAGATGAAGACGAGGATGATGAGGATGATAACGTAATAGAACAACCATTTATCAAAATTAAAATAGAAGATGATATTTTACCCGAGACCAATGAAACAAACAACATTGAGGATATTCATCCAAACTCTTCAGGTAACGAAGATACTATTGCGCCGCAAGAAGTAGGGTTGGTACTAGAGGATAACAATATGATTATAGGTGAACATGCTTCGGATGAAATGAAATCTTACAAAAAAATGAGCCTGAATATGTTAAAACAGTTGGTAGTTTCAAAGAGTTTAGTCAAAGATGCTTCCAAGTTAAAAAAAAATGAGATTCTTGAGCTATTATCTGCGGTGGACCAAGGACCTGCATTATCATAAATGATAATGTTACATAATTATATATTCGATGTCCTTTGTTATTGATCCTTCAGTTACCGCATATTATCCGAATAAAATTGTAGATAGTTCTCTCTTACCCCAACAATATCTAACTTATGGAAATGAAAGTTCCGCATTTTTCAAAACGGTTGCTCCATGGTATCAACCCGGAGGCACAGAAAATCAAGCACTCATACAAAACTACGGTATTACTTCCAACCAACAATATCGCAAATATATGACTTCTCACAGTGAAAGTGTCAAGCAATATAACAACAAAAGTTTTGTCACAACCATAAAGTAACATAGAAATATATTGTTTTACTACAATATATTTGCTAAACCATGCTTCCGAGTACTCCTTGGAAAGTAATCAGTTTTGATGTAGGTATTAAAAATATGGCCTACTGTGTTTTTACAAGAAATAACGAAGATATATTGGAGATCATAGATTGGAATGTCATAGATTTGATAGACGCACCACCACAAATACATAAAACATGCGAATGTATATTAAAAAACAAAAAAACGTGTGGTAAAAAAGCCAAATTCTATTACGCAGAACAATGTTTTTGTGATAAACATGCCAAAGAAAGTACCATGTTGTTACCTACCCGAGAACGTTCTCCAAAACACATCAAAAAATCAAAATTAGGAGAACTACAGGCAATGGTTCTCCGGGAAAACATTCCGGAAACATCTTTGACAGACAAACGCAGCATACTCATCGAAAAAATAACATCTTATTACGCCAGTCATTGTTTGATCCCATTCATTTATACTACGAAACGTGCAGATGATTGTAGTATTATTAGCATTGGTCAGCGTATTAAACAATCATTCAATACTATACCAGCGATGAATGATGTTACGCATGTTCTCATTGAGAACCAAATATCCACCATTGCTCCACGTATGTCAATCATTCAAGGGTTAGTTACACAGTATTTTATTATGAAAAATGAGGGTGATTTTGTGTTGGAATTCATTTCTTCGAAAAATAAATTGAAAAATTTTGTTGGTAAAACGATCCCTACCAAAGAAACAACCGCTTCACAGAAGTATAGACAACATAAAACGGATTCTATTGTGTATGCCAAACAATTGTTAGAAAAATATCCCGAATTTCAACGCTGGTTGCCGGTTCTCGATACTTCCAAAAAAGATGATCTAGCCGATTGTTTTCTTCAAGGAATGTGGTATTTTACAGAGAACCAATGCCCCACGTAAAAATGTTATTTATGCGGAGGAACTTAAACATAAAAATTATATTACTATAATAATATTCTTATCATGGAAACCATCAACTTGAATCTCGACGATTTAGAACCAATCAATATTGATTTTGGAGAACCTACTCCCTCCCAAAGAACGGTCAATTTTGGGTCGGGTATTGAATTATTAATCAATGACAAGAATCGCAGTTCCAATCATGCCACAACCATCGATATGAAGGATTTAGACAATTTGGAGAACGAACTAAATAATTTGTCAGACGGTGTGGATGCTGCTGCCGCAAATGCCGGAAAAACCAATGGGGGTGAAAGCAAAGTATTTGGTGGATTCTCCAATTTCTTCGGCGGTTTTGGCGGTGCCAAGAAAGATGAATCGGTGAAAATTATTACGGAAGAAGATGCCAGTGATTCACGTGTTGGACAAGCGACGGCAGATTCCATGGGTGGCAACACCAAGACTTGGGACGGATATAGCAAAGTCAACGACGTTCCACCGAGAACTACCTTTCATTCATCATCTGCTCATTTATCCGAACGTGAAAAACGCAGAAAAAAACGTACCATGATCCGCAATTTGGAAGAATGGTACGAAAAAGGCATCATCAAAACTTCGTCACGTTTCACCATGGATTCGAATTACGAAGAAGTAGAAGATGAATATGAAGGAGCATTGGAAGACAAACGCAAACGTGATGCTGTTAGACTACAACAAAATTGGATGATTACTGCGATTAACACCATCGAATATGGTAATTCCATGTTTAATCCGTTTGATATTAATTTGGATGGATGGGGTGAATCGGTCAGTGAGGATATTGACAGTTACAGCGATATTTTCGAACAACTTCATGACAAATACAAGGGCGGAAAGATGAGTCCCGAATTGGCTTTGTTACTGAAGCTGGGTTTCAGTGCGAGTGTCATTCATTTCAGTAACAAGGCGCTCTCTAACGCCGCTCCTGGTGTCAGTGAAATCATGCGCCAGAGTCCGGAATTGATGCGCATGTTTACCAATGCAACGGTAGATTCCATGAAACAACAGGCGCCTGGCATGGCATTTGCTAGCGAGTTGCTGAATAATAACCGTCCAGGACCTATGACTGGTGCCCCTCCCGCACCACAAGAGACGCGTAACCAACCTGCCCCTCCAGCTAGTGCGCGACCTGGTATGCAATTCACGGCACAAGATGGCGCACCATTTAGTAATCGTCCCGACATTGCCATGGGACGGGGGGCTATGTTCCACGAAGGAGGGGTAGAAATGAATGGGGGATACCAAAATATGAATACGCAGCAATCTACCATGTCCATGCCACCACCCCAACCGTCTCAACCTTCCGCCACGCAACAACAAATGTTCAGTCAACCGCGCCCCGAAATGTCGGGTCCTAAAATGACAGATATTGATAACATTTTGTCGGGGCTGAAGACGAAAACTGTGGATATTCATCAGGAACCTACACAGGAATTCAATGAAAACGATTCCATGATTAGTATTTCGAGTTTGAAAGATTTACAAAATTCGGCGATGCCCAAACGTACCAACCGCCGTAAACCCAGGTCGGACCGTAATGTGATTTCTTTGGATATCTAGACAAAAAAAAGCTCATTATTATATTACACAAAATATTAGGAATGTAGTATTACAGCAACTGTATGTCTACCTTAAAATACCACACAATTACTTTCAATATAAACATAACAAGAATCATATTCAAAACAACGTCGGCGGTGTTTTGAATGTACCGTAGAATACGTCTGGGTCCAATAGCATACATAATACTAAGAAACCACCACAAATACGCCATGGATAGAATTTCGTGTATTTTTTTATGGCTTTTTTCCATATCCATTATCATTTTTTCCTTTGCCCATTGTTGTACCTCTGTGACGGTGGCGTTATCTCTTAACACCCACATTTCTTATTGTGTAATTGAAATTATATTGTATTTGTGTTTGCAGTAATATAATTTCAATTTTCATCATTTTTCTAATTTTCATCATTTTTCAAGGGAGTAATAAAACGTGTCACGTCATACTCCTTCCATAATTCCAAATATCTTACACGTACAATGTCTACCATTTGTTCTGGTTTCAGTACATGGTTTTCCTTCAACAATTGCGCACACTCTACAATAAATTCCTTGGATTTTACCAATATTTCTACTGCGGCATCATTTGCCTTGACCAACAACATGTTGACCTCTTGATCGATCAAAAATTTGGACTGATCACTCAAGTCAGGATAAATATTTTGTTTGCCCATTCCATACTGAACAATCATGTTCTGCGCCAATTTGTAAGCCTCGTCCAAGTCTTTGCGTGCCCCGGTGGTAACCGAAAAGCCGAAAAACAATTCCTCGGCAATTCGTCCTCCTAGTAACACCATCAAATGAGAAAACAATCCCTCTTTGGTATAAATATTTACGTCTTCATCGTTACTTTCAAAGATGGTGTATCCGGGCGTTTTGGGAGACCACAAATTCAGTGCAATTTTGGACAGTCGTGGATGAGCATCGGAAAAGAATCCAACCACTGCGTGTCCCATCTCGTGAATAACAATGCGTTGAATAATGTCGTCGGAATATTTGGATTCGGTAGACTGCCATCCGGCCAATACACGATTGGCAATGTATTCCAAATCTTCCATTGTAATTATTTCGCGGTTTTCACGTAGAGCACGTAACATGGCCTCATTCAACAGATTCTCAATTTGCGCACCGGAAAACCCTCCCGACATTTCCACCAATGTTTCCAAGGATACATCATGTGACAATGGTTTCCCACTCAAATGAATCTGGAGTATGGAACGGCGGGTTTCTGTATCAGGATTACCCATAAATATATTCTTGTCCATTCGACCAGGACGTACGAGAGCAGAATCCAGGAGATCCATACGGTTGGTCGCACCAATCACAAAAATTCCATTAGAATGCTTGAACCCGTCCAAGTTAATCAACAGTTGGTTCAATGTCTGGTCTTTTTCAGAATTGGAACTCACCATATCGTTTCCACGCTTGCGAGCCAGTGCGTCAATCTCATCAATGAAAATGATACAAGGTTTGTTTTCTTCTGCTAATTTAAACAATTCGCGTACACGTGCGGCTCCAACTCCCACATATTTCTCGGAAAATTCACTACCTGAAACTGGAATAAACGACACATTGAGCTCCCCACTGAATCCCTTGGCCATCAGCGTTTTCCCGTTGCCTGGTGGACCCTCGAAAATGATGCCTTTGGGGGTACGTACATTGTATTTGCGGTATTTTTCATAATTAATGAGAATGTCGGCCGTTTGTAGTAATTCCGTTTTAATTTTATCGTATCCGCCTACATCATCAAATGTATAGGAAGACTGTTTAATAATCTGGAAATTACCGTCACCGCCAAACTCATCCGCATCTTTACTACCCATCCCTTGTGGCTTACCATTTCTGCGTCCTTGTGAGGCAAACATATGTGGATGTTTGTATCGAAACACACCCATTGGATCAATGGAACCGTATTCCGATTGTTTATTATCATATTGTCCTTCTACACCTTCCGCACTACTACTACGTTCCATACGGTCAATTGCGTCCAATTGTTTTTTAAACTCTTCAAACGAATTCATATCTATTTCTGATTGGGCATCTTCCTCATATTGTTGCTCTAATTCATTATTCATATTTTCCAGAAGTTCCGTCACATTCAACATAGGACGTTTTGTGTATTTATTTTTATAAGGAGAATATCGACTGTTTTTTAAATAAAACAATTTTTCCAATTTTTCCACATTTATTTTGTCTAAATGACTATAATCTTTTCTTGAGAAACTAGGCATTTTTCCTGAAAAAGCATCGGTAGCTACCACACCACATAACCATATTAAAATAGCTAAAATCATCCCTAAATATATCTATTAATCGCTTACGTTCTATATGATTTTGTTAAATAACAAAATTATATGTCTTAATCAATAATTTAATCTCTATTCTGGGTTAGGTTGCCCTAGGGCAACCTACCCAGAATTGGATAGGCTTTATTCTGGTCATATTGTTAGCATAATCCGGCCAGAATAGAGGTTAAACTTCTGGTATTTCCTCTAACGGCACTTCATCCTCACCAAACTCTCCCCCGCGTTTCTTACGCATAGATTTACGCTTAGAACCACGTTTACGCATGGTTTTACGTTTGCTCATTTTATTGGTAGATGTCTTACCACGACTCCTCCACACCTTGGCGGCTTTCTTCATAGCATCGCCCAATTTCACATTCTTCATGGTTTTCTTCATTTCCATGTAATGCTTTTTCACAAAATCGGTCCACTTACTCATTTTATACATTATACGCACATTTTTTTTGAATACCAAAAATTGACAGTTTTCAAGAGCGCAATGGAAAAAAACTATTGGTAACCATCCATGTACCTACCCATGTACCTATAATGGTCCACATGTTCTCTAATGTCGTAGAAAAATGCTGTATAGACCAACGTAACGCACGACAATGAGGGGTTGATACAATAAACGGTGACACGAATATTCCGTGCCAACCACTCGGTGTACAATATGTAACATATGTATGTGAACTGTAATAATGTACCACGATTACGGTAACATAGAACCCACTCAATGCCAGCATATTACATATTACTTTCTGTGTTTCCAATTTTCGAAGGAATTCCATAGTTATTATTACATAATTTCTATAATTCCATTTTTTGTAGTTTTTTATTTTGTAATTCCAAGAATCCATAAAAATCTCTATAAAAAGTATTTTGAGATTTTGAAAATCGGACATTTTAAAATGTCCATTTTTCAAAAAAGCTGGCGGACTTTTGTTTTTCCCTTTTTCAGATTTTTGTAAAATGGGATTTGTGAGCATGATGGTAACAATACAGATTTTGTAATTTCATGTTATGCTGTAAAAGAATTTGGACGCAACTGTTCTTATTTTATCGCTTTTTTTTAATTTATCAACCAAATATATATTTAAAAATAACTTTAGTTGATTATAATATGTCTACAAAAATAAAAACAACATACAATTGTGACGTTTGTGACCGCATATGGAGCAGACGGTATGAATATGACAGACACTTAAGAAGCATAAAACACGAGAAAATGCGACTAAAAAGTTCAGAATGTCGCACAAATAGTTCAGAATGTCGCACAAATAGTTCAGAATGTCGCAAAACCGTCGAAAAAACACCTAAAAAAACAATTTTATCAACATTTTGCTGTGATTACTGCCAATTTACGTGTAATACTAAAAAGGAAGCGGAAAAACATCGCAAGTCAAAACAACATATTAAAAATGAGAACAAAGAAGAAGACTTTTTAGAAATTGTGAACCGATACACATGTGTGAAATGCGACAAATATTACAATATATATGCTTCGTGTTGGAAACATTCAAAAACTTGTCAAGGTAAACCAATAGAACCAACGATAGTTGAACAAATACATTGCTCAGGTTCTCCGTTGGAAACTCAGAATGTGATTTTTGAAGTTGTTGATCCCAACCTAACTCCAGCTTCGCTTATGCTGCTACGCAAAAACGAGGAGGAGTTAGATGTCCTACGGACATCTAACAACGAAGGACAAAGTCCCAAGGACGGACTTCGTCCGTCCTGGGTGGATTCGCCTACGGCGAATTTACCGGAGTTGTATGAAGAAGTATCCATAGAAATGGACGGAACAATCTCTCATAAAGCATCAATTACCAATGACGAACTCGCCATATTGAAAAAAGAAATATATAAAGAAGTTTGTGAATCCGTTGTGGGAAAAATATTGGAGAACAACCAGATAATGATGGAAAAAATGAGTGAAACCATGGCACAAACACAAACTTTGATACAAACAAAAAACACCAATAACAATACCTTCATTCAAAACAATAATAATATCACTAACAATCATTGTACAATAAATATGTTTCTGAACGAAAAATGCAAAGATGCCATGAACATTTTTGATTTCATTAGTAACATGAACATTACATTTGACCACTTGTATCATCAAGCCGACCACGGATTTCAAAAGGGATTAACCAATATTCTGTTGGATAATCTGAAATTATTGAGTGTTTATAACCGTCCCATTCATTTCACCGACATAAAACGTGAAATCATGTACATCAAAGATAACGACGAATGGACCAAGCACGAAGACAAAGAAAAACTCGTGGAAGCATTGGAATGGGCAGCCAAACAAGGTGTAAATTGTTTTGTGGACTGGCGAGAAGCAACGGCTGCTGAGAACGAGGATTTAGATAGTCCAACGGGACAAATGTGGATGAAATTGATGCAGACCGTAGTACATCCCCATGATGATCGTATGAAAGCCTATCCGAAAATCGTGAAAGAGATTGCGCGCAAGGTCCATTTAAGGAAAGAAGACCAAACATGAGAATATACAAAAAAATAAATATCAGGTTCTCCAAATTATTTGAGAACATATCTATACTTTGTAACCTCATAACCCATTTGATACACTGTATAAATGACTTCTTTTAGTCCGATATACGATTCATCAAACACAATTAGTGTATCTTTGTAGGATAACAATACGTGTGTGGTTCCGTAAGAAGTAATGATTTTCGATGGAATGGTGCGTAGCAATGGATAACGAAAGTCTGTTTTGGGTATTTGGTTCATAAACCGTCCATGTCTGTATTTTATGGAACCTTCGTATTCAATAATCTTTTTTACCACATCAAGTGGTAGATTGAACCAAAAAGAGTAGACGAAGTCGGAGCTTTTGGTTCTGAATCCAGAGAACGAAGTTCGACAGATTCTGTTAGATAATGACATAGTTTGTGAATATTATCTATTGGAGGACGAAAACACATAATAATTTCAATTTTTATAGAGTAAAAAACACTCCGACATAATATGTATATATTGTAATATGGGTGTAATAAGTAAAAACATCAGTCATTACGGGGACATCGCCGCCATCCCTTTTTTCGCACTTTTATGTTACTATTTTTACATGATAGAAATCAAAACGCCTTTGGAATACGTGTTGATGTTGTTCTGCTTCGCAGGATTCGTGTTGGATTGTTTTTTCACGTCACAATTTTTGACAAAAACAACATAAAGATTTTTGTATTATACACTACAATACAAAAATGGCATTGTTATTTTTAAATACGGTGAAATATTGGTCAAAAAAAATAGTAATTGCGGCAGGTATGTCGGTGTTGAAAATGTATTCAAATGTGTATATTTTCACGTATAAACGTTGTTTACAACTATATGATTCGAACAAAATCATTAAAGATATTTGTAATAATATATTTATATGGACACATCCAATTAAGGAGTGGTTTTTTTTAAAAAAAATGGAGCCGTTTTACGAACCATGGTGTTCACTGTCATACCATAACAATAATAAAATACACGAACAATACATAAACTTACACAAACCTCATCACCATCTCTCCTTTTTCGGAAATCATATATGGTTTTGGTTATATCCAGTAGATACAGATAATAACGAACATGTACATGAATGGATTCAAACTATAATAAGAGACGTACGGAGTATATGGACATCACCCGACCCCATTTTAATGATTATAAAACGGAACCATCAATATATTTCCAGAGTACTTAATTATGAAAAAATCTCAGACAAAAACACCAATATATCATTAGAAAAGACGCGTAAACATTTGTTGTGCGTAGAATACATTCATCCAAAAATGGCACAATCCATCTATTTAGACATTCATCCAGGATATTATGTGGAAGGAAATGAGATATTTTCCAAATTATTTGTAGAACGATGTTTACGGTATCAAAATTCTGCGTATGTATTTGATTCAGACTACACATTGAAAATCATGGATAGTATGATGCGTACGGTGGAGATGAACAGTAATGAATATATGATTGTAGATAAAAATAATTATATAATACATAAACAGTAAATGTCAACATCACCAGGTTTGGCATCACACAGAATGAATAATGAATCAATATCATCAGAAGCGCCGCCACCACCGCCATCGCCATCATTGTCACCATCATCAATATCATCATCGTCGTCATCCGAAAATTCAGTTCATCTTAATTTATTTTCATCGTCAAAAATATCTAGCGAGTTAATAAAACAAATAAAAAAAAATATTCCACAAAGTCCGGAAGGCGCGTTAAATTATGTAAACGAAATACGAAGTAATGTATTGTCATTTATTAAGAATAATATTAAAAATATATACACAAATGTTGTTACTAAACGAGAATATAATACTGTTTTACAAACTTTATCAAAACAACTTGACGAATATAATGATTTCAAAGTATTACGTTTAGTTAAAGAAAATATTGATATTGAATTAATTCCTTTAAAAGGACAAGTTGATATGGTTTTAAAAGAATTATTACCGTTAATCATGAATGCCATATCAAATCTAACAACAATTAGTATTCATATGCCGTCATCAATTAACGAAATATCTATATTACAAGATTGGTCAAAAAAAGGAATGACGAAACTTATAGAATCGTTTATGACGAAAGGTATTGTTTTTGTTGAAAATACACCAACATTAGGTACATTCTCATTATATTACAATATATTTAAAGAAGAAACAATAAAAATGAAAGAGAGATTGGAAGCGTTAATAGTTCATCTAAAAAATATACATTTTAATACAGATTTGTTGAAAAATTCTATATTTTTAGCACAGATTCAGAAATTTACACTATTTTTTGAAAAAGAATTAGATGATTTATTTTCAGAAATACAAAAATTAATTGATACATTCAAGCGTTCAACACCACGTCACATAGCCATGTTCAGATATGTAAAAAAAAAGAGTTTTCAAGAAAGACAAATACAACGCCGTAAAACAAAGAAGGTAAAAAATAAAGGAGTTACAGCGTCACAAGATTATTATAGTGGTGGTAATTGTACCACATATCGAAGAACACAAAAATCAAAAAGACCAAGAACAAGAAGAAATAGAAAATAAAACCAATATAAAGTTATAATGTATAGCATATATACGGGAGTGTAATGACGGACACGCAATATACTCCCACCCCATGCCACACATTGATTGGTAAATGGGATTTATATTACCATTTACCACACGACAAAAATTGGGATCTTTCCAGTTATAAAATCATCGCAAGTGAAATCAATAGCATGGAAACCGTCATCGCTCTCAATGAAACGATTTCAGAGTCTATTGTTAAACATACGATGCTTTTTATTATGCGAACTGGAATTACCCCTCAGTGGGAAGATCCCAAAAACCGCACAGGAGGTGCGTTTTCATTCAAAGTGATCAATCGACAAGTTCACGAAGTTTGGAAAACACTTTTTTATGCGTTATGTGGCGAAACACTTTTCGATGAGGAAATCATAAATCAACATGTGACAGGTATTACCGTCTCACCTAAGAAAAATTTCTGTATCATAAAAATTTGGTTGGATACTTGTCAATACCAGGATCCCAATGTTTTGATAGATATCGTTCATTTACAAAAACAGGGTTGTTTGTTTAAAAAACATGAACCAGAATTTTAGTATATTATTCAAAAAAATATCATTATATTTTATCTATTGATGCAAAATAAAAATTCTTATGTATTATTTAAAACATGTATAAATTCACCACGTCCATATGATAATATACCTAACTATTCGAATACATCTAATATTGTATATAAAAACAATCCAATATTACATTTTGTACCAATGAAAGGAGAACAAATCATAGAACCACATTCAAACAACTCCGCAAGGGTGGAGACCCCTTTGGTAAGAGACACCTTTGGTGTCTCCCACCTTACATCCTTTCGGGATGTTGAGGGGTCTCTAACCGGACTTTGTCCTTCGGTGTTTAGGAATAATTTGGAAGATTTTTCTGTAGCGAAAGTTGATAACAAAAAGACAAAAACAAATAAGAATCGTGTTAAATTCGCCCCCATTTTTAATAAAATAATAATAATACACGGTCTATCATTTTATAATGAAAATAATATTAAGAAAGACATATGGTGGACGGTAGCAGAATTAAACACCATGCGTAATTTATTAATAGCGGAGGTAAACCGTTTGAGAATGATAAATCCCCAGCGGACAATTCAACAATGTATTCGTGAAATTTGTACAAAATAATATTTTTGAAATATCGAAAAATATTATTTTCAACTTGGAGGCAAAGGAGCCACACAATTCAATATGCTTCCCAGAGAAGCCACATCATATTTCACAATTAATGGCAAATCATTTTCCAAATACATTTCCAAATGACTACATAATGGCGTACACTTGATGAAATGACTCAAACTCTTCAGAGAAAACTCGCCTTGGACCACCACAGTCGCGTCGGGTTTCTGAATAAATTCCATGTTACCGACCGCTTCGGACCTCATAATTCTTGAACTAGCAAAACTGCCCTCACACGAAAAAATAAGATCACTACCGACTGATTTGATCTCAATACGGTCTGAAATGCCGTTCAAATCGCGAATAATTTTCTGAAAATCGGTGGTAGGCATATTAATGGCTGTAGTATATTCCACGTCGGGTACTTCCAGTTCTTCAGTATCCGGGTCAATTAACCGCAATTTTTGATTATAGCATTGTTTGATGTCACCATTATCGTACTGTAGACCCAAATGCGACACCACACCGTCATGATAATCATTCTTGTCAATGTACATGGACAATGTATCATCGTTCGACATGGTAGAAATGACTTTGAATAAATGGAGTGTATTGGTACACACAATGATTTTGTCGGGTTCACAATAGTAATGTTCGAATTTATCGGCGTGTAACATGACATTTACTAATATTGTATGTGTTTTATCGAAATTAATGATTTTCATGCCTTCTTTGGTGAATGTAATGGTAGCGTCTGTAAGAATATCTTTAATTGCCGTAATCATATTACGTATCGGCTGTATTTGAACAGTTTTTAATAACAAAACAACATTGTTTTCATCCATGTTTTCTTTAAGATAAAGTCAGTAAAAACTTTATATTCTTTCCGAAAGAATAAGATTATTGTACTTTTAGCGATTCATTTTTACAGTTCGTATGTAGAAAGCATCTCCCCAACCATGAGAAGTACGTCCGTCTTCACTATACCAAGCAGTTTCCGCACGAATAAATCCAAATCTCGTCAAATAATCATCAATTTCTGTTACAATAGCGCAATTTTCGTAGACGTATTCGGAATTTACTTCGGTGTATATGTAATCGACATTTAATAAATAGTCTTCCATACCTTTGAGTGCTTTCAATTCTGCGCCTTGAATATCTAAATTTAAAAAATTGTAGGAAATATCATAGTTATAAATAAAATCTGACAATAATTTTGTTTCAGCAGTAAAATATGAATTATAAACAATATGCGGATATCGTTCGGCATGTGTACCTAATTTTAAAATAGACGATGATTGACCATTGCTAGCACAATTAAACGTAATCTGTTCCCTTGTGTCGGATACGACCGCATTTTCAATCAAAATATCAGGATAAGCGTTTTTACATGAATCTACTTTTTCGGGTATAGCTTCCACCCATAAAATTTTGTTGATAGGTAGATAGTTTTTGTATAAATTTAATTCTTCACAATCATGTGCTCCAACGTGTAATATACCTGTAAAATGAATATTATATTTAGCAACCAATTTATGAATGTCAATAAGCATTGATATAATGTATACCAATGTTTATTTCTATATTTATTTTGTCAATTATTTATGTTTACGAGTTCTCTTTGTTTTTTTAGCTTTTTTCGTATTGTTTTTTGCTTTTTTGCCTTTTCGGGAATTTTTGCGATTTTTTGATGATTTACGTTTTCCACCTGTTTTGGATTGTTCTGTAGGCGCAGGTGGTTGTTCCGTAGGAGCAGGTGGTTGTTCCGTAGGAGCAGGCGTTTCTTCGGTAGGCGCAGGCGTTTCTTCGGTAGGAGCAGGCG